CACCAGTAAATTTTGATCCGGCTTTTCCACAATATTGGGATGAAGGTGTTGGTTATGATTTTTATGATGTTCCTGATGTTTTAGGACCAAACAGGGCTTATTCTGACAGACCTTCAAATTGGTTTCAAACAACAACAATCAATAATTGGGAACAAGCAGGGATTTATAATAATAGAAATGTTGGTTTAGTTCCGTTTTCAGCAATTACCATTGTTGACATTCAGCACTTTGAATTTGGAAATGAAGATATTGAATTTGACATGACACAAGAAATTAATGATGTGTTAAATGGGGTTATTCAAAATCCAACAGGGTGGGGAATTGCTTATTTACCACAAGTAGAGAATTTATCAGGTACAACTGGATCATATTCAGTTGGGTTTTTTACTCGTCATACTCAAACTTTTTATGAACCATACCTTCTAACAACATACAACGATTTAATTGAAGATGATAGAAATAATTTTTCTATGGGTAGATCAAATAAATTATATTTATATATATACGAAAACGGTGATTTTATTAATTTGGATCACACTCCTTTGGTTTCAATTTCGGATTCACAAGGAACTCCAATACAAGGTCTTCAAAATCTTCAAACATGTTTAAGAACAAGGGGGGTTTATGAAGTTACATTACCACCACTAATAGGGTATCACACACCATGTATGTTTACAGACACTTGGTCTAATATAGAATTAAATGGTTTTAATTTACCAAACCAAATTAATGAATTTACCGTGTACCCATTTAAAAAATCCATTCAAATTGGAACAAATACAAATGATCCTGCACAATATGGTTTTTCTTATTATGGATTAAAACAAAATGAGAAAATATTAAACACAGATGTTAGAAAAGTTGGGGTTATTATTAAACAAGCTTATACCACAAACAAACAATTACCAAACGTTGATGGTCAATATAGAGTTTATGTTAAAGAAGGGACTACTGAGGTGATTGTTCAAGATTGGACTACTTTAAATAGAACACCAAATGAATATTATTTCATATTTGACACAAGAGATAAAATACCAAATGAATACTTTGTGGATATTAAAGTAACAACATCAGGTCAAATAAATGTTTATAAACAACAAATTAATTTCTTTATTGTGAATGTTAAATCAGAATAAAGAGATATTTATAAAATAAAATATTATGGCATTAGTAAATTTTGAATTATGTTCCCAACCAGGTGTTTTTGTTGCGGTAAATGATCTTGGAGTAACTCCTGCTCCAACCACAGGTGAAACTTATTCTATCACTTTATCGGGAACAACATATTGCGCAACCTTAGTTAGTGGATCACCATCAGGACCTGTATATGATTTAGGAACTCTTTTTGATTCTTGTTCTTCATGTTTTCAAAGTATACCAGTAACAGCAAATACAATTTATGAAAGTTGTGTTATCTGTGATCCGTGTTTATCGGGAGGAACAGCAACCGTAACTGCAGTTCCCCACCCTGTATGGACTGGTTTATACGGAAATGATGTTATTCAAGGAAATGCAGTTCAATTAGGAGGACAAAACGGATTATATAGTTAAAAAATAAAAATAAAAATATGGATAAGTTAGATAGAATTATTAAAAGAATTTTAAAAGAAAGTAACGATAAAGAATCTTCAAGGTATATGTTCTTTTCAAATTTAGAACAAATGAGAAGACAATGTGATATATTATTAGATTTTGACCAATCTATGATTGAGGAAATTTTAGAAAATGGTCACGATTGGGCTCAGGATCACATTGCAGAAGCAAAAAATAATATGGATCAAGTTTTTGATTTTTTAATGAATGAATCAAAAAAAGATGGTATGGAACTCTCTATGAATATTGACGATAGAGATATGGTTATGATGGAAGGTAGAAAAAAAACAGGAACAAAGTTATGTGCTAGAGGAAAGGCATCGGCTAAAGCAAAATATGACGTGTACCCCTCAGCTTATAGTAATGGCCACGCTGTTCAAGTATGTAAAGGTAAAATAAAAGGACTTGATGGTAAAAAAAGGTGTTCCCCCCCTTTCTGTTAAAAAATTAAAAAGAGGAATTAATTCCTCTTTTTTTAGTTTTTAATGTTTTCCCATATATTTACATGTATGGAAAAACAATGTAGTAAATGTAAAATGTTAAAACCTGAATCAGATTTTTATATTTCACAAAGAGGAAATAGATGTAAAGAATGTATCTTAAAAGTTACTAGAGAACATAAAAGAAGATATAGACTAAATCCTGAATTTAAAAAAACTGAAAGTTTAAAACAAAAAGAAAGAAGAGTTAGACTATGGCAAAACACGTTAATTCACGATTCTAAAAGAAATAAAGAACATACTTTATCAGTTGATGATGTTAATGAAATGTTTGATAACCAAAATGGTTTATGTTATTGGTTTAAAATACCACTCATACCCTCTGATAAAACAAAACATCCCCAACAACCGTCGTTAGATAGGTTAGATAGAAATAAAGGATATACCAAAGATAACGTTGTTTTATGTTGTTACTCTGCAAATATTGGTAGAAATGAAAATGATCAAGAAACTTGGGAAAATTTTTTAAATATATTGTTTAATAAAAAATAGTTTCATATATTTGTAGAACAATAAAACAAACGTATGAAAAAATTATTCAACAGGTTCTACAAACGATTTAAAGTCAAAATGGCTCGATACATGAGAAACAATATGAAAACTTATGAAGAAGTTGAGCCGCATGAAAAAACTGGATTTAAAATTTGTATTAAATTAATATCGGATAAAGATTCTGATTTTATGATCGCTCCGATGTCTCAAAAAAGATTTATTGTTAATGAAAAATTGAACATTTTTATAATCATTGATTATGGACGTGTTGAGATAACAAATCATATTTTTCATTACGATGTTAAATTAAGTATTCGTGATTATGAAAGATTAATATATATCTATGACACAGAAACCGAAAAAAGAAGGGTAAACACCGAGAAAGAAGTAAAATCAAATATTAAAAATTCTCTTGAGACGGTGTTAGAAAGACTAACAGAAAATATTAATAAAAAATAATTATTTTTTTCTTGGTTTGTAACTTGTCATTACAGGTTTTTGACCTTTTCCTGTTTGAGTATCTTTCTTTTCAGCACTTCTTTTTTGTTGACAAGCAGATCTTTTTTGTGAATCACTCATCTTAGATGCAACACCTGAAGCACGACATTTAGGATAAGCACCCTTACTTGTATCCGTTCTACCACAAGGGGGGTGTTTTCCGTCGACTTTACGACAAATGTTAACCCATGGCCCTTTTGGTTGAGAAGATCCTTTAGGTTTCTTCTTTGTCCCAAACCAAACGGCTAAATCTTCATTTAAAACACCTTTATCGGCAACTTCAACCCACTCATTAAATGGAACTTTTTCAGTATAAGGTTCCATCCTTTCTTTAAAGGATGCTTCTTTACTATTTTCAAAGTATTGATTGATAATATTTCCATCATCATCAGAAAATGTTGAATATGGGTTATGTTTAATATAATCTTGTATTTTAGCGGCAGTTCTTTCTAATTCACGAATTTGATTTCGTCTTAAATCCCAACTTTGATCATAACTATCATATTGGACTAATGGACTTTTATATTTTGAAACCGCCTGTGTAAACGGTTGTAAAGACTCTCCTGACCAAGGTCTTAATCCTGGTTGAATTGGAGCGATATAACTTCCCCTCCCACCACTACTGTCGCCAGATGCTTCTCTAATTACTTTTCTAATGATTTGATTTAATCTGTTCATTTTATTATTATTATAAATATCATATAATTTAGTTATGGAAGAAGAAAATAAAAATTTTGGCAATTTATTCAACACAATAGAGTTACTAAATGAAGACCATTTAGAGTTAATTTTAACCACAATGGATAACGAACACTCTCTATACTATTTAATTGAAGCCGTTAAATCCGCACATAGAAAAGGAGCTTTTTCTATTGGAGAAACCGAAGTGATTTCAAAATCAATTAGAACTTTATTAAAGTAAACCAAAAAATCAACTATTAAAATTAATATATAAAAAAAGGGACAATTTCTTGTCCCTTTAATGTTATTTTTAAGATTTTGATTATCTCAATTCTCTTAAGTCGAATGTTCTAACACCATCTACGGTAATTCTTCCGTAAAATCTGTTGTTCACCATCTTCTTCGCGTATCTGGTCATAATACCTTTGATTGGCGTGAAGTTGAATGGGTTATACATTGTAGGTGTCAATTGTAGAGGTACATACGGTGCGTAGATGTAACCTGTGTCTAACAATGATGTTCCTTTGTGTCCAATCAAAACTTGGTTTGCTGGGAAGTAAGGATCACGATAAACTTGGTAACGTCCAGACAATGTACCAACTCTTTCAATACCCATGTTGTATTGGTCTTGATCAGGAGCCGCGTTAGATACGTGGAAGTATTCTAAATCGTCAAAGATAGCAGAAACCTCAGAAGAAACAACGATCCAGTTAGCACCACCTCTCAAAGTAGATTTGTGGATTTGTGCTGACAATTGGTTAATTGCTGTAATCAAAGTTTGGTTCCAGTCTTTTTGAGTGTAAGATGTAGTAGCGTTAATTCTTCTCCATCCGTTGTAGTCCCAACGTAATTGCCATGCTGCACCTTTACGTAGGTCACGTAAGATCTCACGGTCAATTTCAGCAGCAACTTGTTCTGACAACAACGCTGTCAATTCAGCTTCAGCATCGATGTTATGGAATGCAGCAACGTCTTGTGCTAATTCAGGAGACCATTGTGCTCTTAGTTTTCTTTCTGTAACAGATACAGTTACTGACTCAAGGTCAAAAGAAACCTCACCAATTTGATCTTCAAATTCCATTTCAGCATATCTTCTATACCAAGCCAAGAATGAACCACCAGAAGTACCTGAATAGATAGTAGTTCCTGTGTAACCATCTAATGATGTTGCGTCACAATCAGCACATACTGGACAAGATAAATCTACTTCAAGATAGATACATCCGTCTTGAGAACAAATATTGTTGTAGTTACCACCATCACCAGTATTAGTACCAGTTGCATTACCACTGTTTCCAAATACAGTTGACGTGTTAGTACTTGTAGGTGTAACAATTCCTTGTCCGTAAATTTGAGTTACAACTCTAAACAATAGAGGAACAAATACAGTTTGACCGTTATAAGTACTTGTAAACACATTACAAGGTGTAGTTGCTGCAGAAATTACTGAAGTTCCATAGATTCTTAAATCAGAAAGGAAAGATTCAGTATCCATTTCATTTCCATCAGGACCAATAAGTTTTCCTGTACCAGCGTTAGCAAAACCACAAAGTTTCATAATAACTTTTCTTGTGTTACCAGAGTAAGTATCTAATGAGGTATTAACAAGTGAAGAACCTGCCCATGCTTGAACAGTAGTGTTTGCTGTAACAGCAGTCCACTTACCTTTAGAGTAATCAAACAATCCTGGAGGATCTAAAGAAGCTTCATTTCCTTCATAGAACAAGTCATACAAGTCTTTTTTGTAAGGATAGTTAGGTGCAGTTCCACCTGGATAACCTGAGTTAACGTCAGTTGGTCCGTTAGGTGATCCTATTGGTGCGTAGTGTTGACCACCAGCAGTTCCAACTCCTGTTTGAGGATATGCGTTTGCCAATTCAGAAGATGCGTTTGAATATCCTTGTATTCTTGGTACAAAGAAGAACAATTTACCGATAGGTAAGTTCATTGCTTGTACAGATACGATGTCGTTAGCCAACAATTTAGAGAATACACGTCTTACGATTGGGAAAACAACTGTTTCAAATGCTCCGTTAGAAGAACCATCTGAAGTTGCTTCGTTAATCAAGAAAGATGCTTGGTTCTCATATAATTGAGCTACGTTTTCTTTTAGGTGGCCTTTAAGACCTTCAAGGAACCCTAATTTGTCCCATTTGTTAATTGTGTCTTCTTTGATAACTTTAATGTGTTTTATCCCGATGTTACCTACAAGACCTGATTCTAATAATGCTCCCATTTTTTTTGGTTTTTATTATTTATTGTTTATTTTATTTTTGTCATCAAATCCTTCATTCTTAAGAATTGTGGATTTTCGTAAGTTTTTGATTCAATTAAATTTGCTGATGACCCTGTTGAAACAGATTTATTCACAGTTCTTTCAATTGATTCGTTTATTGAGTTTTCTTTACTTACACCATTTCCTAATTCATTTTTAATGGCTCTGTATAGATTTTTCGATTCTTTCAAAGATTCAACATTATCAAATCTTCTTAAGATGTTTATTTTTTCTTGTTTTGTGGTTGAATGTTCAGTAAACAATCTTGTAGAATAAGCCAAGTTAGAATTAAAAACTGCAACTTCATTCAATTTCGTTCTAAACACATCAAGAGCTTTTCTGTATTCTTCATTTTTCTCTCTTAACGAGTTTACTTCATTAGATTCCGAAATTTTAAATGGATTGTATTCATAATTTCTGTTGTTTGTTCTTGCCTTTCTTAAACCACGGCTACCATTTTTAGATCCATTACCATAAGTTCTTGACGCTTCTTTGGTCTCAACTTTTTTCATAGATCCTTTTTCCATGTTTTCGCCTTCTTTATATTCGAATTTGGCTTTTCCTGTTCCCATCGCTTTAGTTCCTTTTCCAAAAGCTTCTTTTCTTTTGGAGTTAAAACCTCCATTCATATTAGGTTTTTTGTCGTAACTAAACTTAGGACCTTTTCCAATACCAACACCTTTAGTTTTAATGGCTTTTTTAACGGATTCCATAACTGAGTCAAAATCTTCATCATCCATTTCCATCATTTCCATATCATCCATTTCCATCATTTCCATATCATCCATTTCCATCATTTCCATATCATCCATTTCCATATCATCCATTTCCATGTCGTCCATT